AACATCTGTTTGTATTCCACCGATATTAACGTAAAGATATAATTTATTTAATTTATCCATATAGAAATCACCTCTATTATCTAGAATTGTATTATCATATCTAGTTTCTAAATATGGTTCGTAAAATGTTTGTGTGTGTCTGGTGAAAAAACCAGCATATTGTGTATTGTCTAGAATAGACTCTTCTAGACTTTCTGGAAATGCGATTCCAAAACCATTGTTGGTGTCACCAGTTAATATATTGTTAACAGCATCTGTAATGACTATTTCTAAGTTTTCATTTCCATCTTCAAAATGTTTAGTTGCTATGATTGTAGTTGCACTCCATTCAGAGAAAACTCCACCACCATTGGCCCATTGAGTGCCAGTAGTACTTCCAGTCCAATTTGATGGATTTTCACTAATAACACTAGCATCTGTGGCATCAGATGAGAAATATCTTTGACCTTCAAAATCATAACCAATTCCTTCATCCCAATCTTGATTAACTTCAAATACGTGCAAATCAAATGATGAAGTTCTATCTTTACCATCGGCAGTACTACTACCTAATAAAGATGAATCAAATGTACCAGTATTTGTCATATTAAGCGTGTGTTTTAATTTACTTAAATCTGGGTACATCCCCTTGTCTCTCATTTCAATCACTCTATCCATTTTAAATTTAAATATGAATCTTGTATATGATTTATCACCAGTTTGGTCACCACCATAAAATAGTTCAGCAACAGGGTTCTTACCTGTGTTGACAGTTTGGTTGTAAACCAATGTATTGTTTTTATCGAAGAATGTTCTAATTACCATTGTTTTCTTTATTAATAAATATCAGTTTTTTTTAATTAGTGCGCACATTTTTAGATAGCAAAGCCTCTAAGTTATATTCTAAATATTTATCAATATGATTGGTACCAGAAAGGTCTTGTGGTTTCATACCAGGGTATGGATGTACATGATTAATAAACGCAGCCCTTTGTAATTTAAGATATTCAATTAAGGTATCACCAAACACCAACGGGTGTGCTTCTTTTATTATCTTTTGAATTTCATCATCAGTAATCGTTGAATCTTGGTCATTTAATGTAAATCTAGGACTTCCATCCTTATGTGTTAATAGATTAATTTTATTAGCAACGATATTAGCAACAGTGCCCTTTTCTTCAGTTTTCTTTTCAGTACCCTTTTCTAATACAACGTCAAATTTTAGTTGAATATATGCTGGGTTTATTCTATTAAATTTAGGAATTTCCCCTAATTGTGTAGGCTCAAATTGACCAGCCCTAAGTAAAGCTTCATTATCTTTAAAAATAATATCACTATTATTTCTACCTTGTAATGCCACATCATCAGTGCTAGGATAAACCCCTTTATTTTCTGAAATTGTATCTGGCGAAGGTCTTGGTGCTCTAACCCCACTACCTAATGCAGAATCTGAACTAAATAATTCATTATCACCTCTAAGCATTTGAGGTTGTGAAATTATTGGCCCTATGTATAACCTATCAATATGCGGATTTTTCATATCTGGTATAAAAACCATTACCGTTTCACCTATTTTAGGTATAACATGTATGTATTTTTGTATCATTGGGAATGAAAAGCTCAAATCATTGTTACTTAAAACGTCATCTACGCCTGAAATACGCACTTTAATCCTATTAGCACCTAGTTCGTCAATATTTGATACAACTTTACCGTAATAGAATATAGTGGTCTCTAAACGTCTACCACCGCCTTGATTATATATGCTTTTCCCGCCAAATGAAAATTTATTACTACTCATTATCTTTTAAGTCTTTTTAATATTACATCTTGAGCATCCTTATAGGCTTTCTCAAGTTCTTCCATCTTGGTAACTTCTACCAAAATCCTAGCCTTTACAGCTAGATGCTCTTGTTCAATCGTTTTGATTTCGAGCATGATATCATTATTTGTCATTTCATTAAAATTCATATCTTATCGTATTATTCCACTTCCAGAGGCTATATCTGTTGTTGCTCCTTGGGATATTACAGGCCCACCTAAATTACCAGCACCCATTGTACTTACTTGAACTCCTGGTGGAATTACTACTTCTATTTTAGCGTCTAACTGCAATGAACTTATAATTTCCTCAATCATAATTGTAGTCATAGATTCCATGATGTTGCTAGATTCAGAATATATATCACCAGATGGTGCCCCCGCTTCTGATTGTCTAGCGATAATCCTAGATGTTATAGTTCTTGGACTTAATCCAGGTCTTAATGATGCTCCAACAACCAACAATTGTGGTGGTAACGGGTCTAAGGGTTTATTCGGAACCGTAAATGCGGCCTTTAAAACTTCTATTACACTTGATATCGAACTATTACTTGGCATATTATGTTTTTGTTAATCCTGAAATTTTCCTTAAAATTTCGTTGGGTACTCCAGTAAGACTAAGTAATTGGGCTTTTTTGGCTTTATACTTTTCTATCTTAACCTTTATAACGTTATCAGCAATTAATTTTTTAATCTCTTTTAACGCCTTGGCCATTAGTATTGAAACTATCACATCTCTGACTCTTTCCAGAACCAAAGTTATTAACCATTTATTTTTCTTCATGAAATCTTCAACATCCTCAAAGCCATCACCATAAATTATTTGATGGTTTATTGCAAATATTATAATTAGTTTAGGTGATAATATAACATTAACAATTGCCGTCATTAATTTTTTTATGATATTTTCGATAAAATTAATCTTTACCTTTAACTTATCTTGTTCATTACTACTTTGCGCTGAAACATCAGCCAACCTATCTAAACCATCTCTAACTATCGTTGTAAATTTTTCATTGTATTCTACAGCATCTAATTCAGTATTTAACGAATCGAATTGATTATTTAAATCTGTTAATTCTTTAATTGGTATTGAGGATGTATTTTCATCACCAATATCTTTAATACCATCTCTTCTTAGTCTAGCTCTATACTCAACACTTTGTATTTCATCATTAGAGAATGAGAAATAACTATCATCAATAGTTTCATCATCATCCGCATTTAAAATTCGGTTAATAATGTCATCAATTTGAATCTCTCGTTGGATTGTTTCTTTATTCTTTTTAATTTCAACACTGATAGAACCAAAGATTGATTCTATTATATTATTAATAAGTTTAGCTGAATTAAAAATATCTATACTATCGATAAAATCATTATTTAAATTTACTAATTTATCGCTGGTATATGTTGAACTGGGTTTGATATTTAAGCTATTGTTAATGGTTCCAACTTCATCAAATTTAATATCTAAAATATAATTTGGAGTTGTAACTGAACCCCACGAATAATAAGCACCGTTATTTTGAACTGTGCTATATAGGAATGTGTTGAAATCTGAACTCTGTGATTGTGCTACCACATCATAGTAAAGTAGATTACCAGCTTCCGAAGTTGGAGCTATTCTCATGATATCTAAAAAATCTATATTCTTTAAACCGATGGTAATACCATCTTCAATAAATCCTTGTGGTAATTTTGGATTAACACTACAACTTATAAGGTTTTTTAAAACTTCCTTAAGTGCAATCTTAACATCATCTTCAATTTCATCTAAATTTTGCGTAAGGGTTTCAACCACTACGTCTTTAAGTGAATCAAACCCAACCAATGATTTAAGTAAATCGGTTAAATAATCTAAACTATTAGCTTTAACTTCTTTTAACGAATCAATTGAATTAGACAAAATCATTTTAGGGTATCCTTCTGTAGATACTCTTAATGCACTTATTTCACTAAATACCTTTTGTTTGTCTTGGGCAATGCTCATTATTATTAATCATTTTTAACATTCTTATTGGCATTATTAATCATTTCCCTAACATTAGAAAAATCATCACTAGTTACCAATTGCGTACCATTGTTGTTTATAACTTCATCCATATTACCACTATATTTCATGATATCATTTTGCAATTTACCAATATCTAATTTAATTTTGATTGCTGAATCTTTCCATTTAAGGGCATCAAGTTTACTCTTCGCCACTTTTGTTATATCGTCAACATCTTCTGGGTTAGAACTTGCTGCGACTTCATTTATAACCTTTTGCGCATCTTGAATTTGACTACACGCATTATTGTATACTTCTTGCATAACTCCCTGAAGAGAGTTATTGCTATTAATTTCGATTTTTTGTTTTTTACTTCTAGCCACTTTTATATATTTTAATTATTTTTAGTTATACCACCTTTATTTAAATTACCCTCATAAATCACACCATTTATTTCTCTTTAATATCTGGCCTTTGGTTAATAATTTTTTGATAATTTTTTAAATGTTCGGAATTATTAACCCTATACATTTTACTATATTCAGAACTTTTAATGATATTTTTAGTTCTATACTCTTTTTGCCCCTTTTTATAACAAAGAATACATTCATTTCTATAACCATTTTTTGATTGTTTATTTTTAATAAAACAATCAAAAGGTTTTGATATATGACATTTTATACAAATTTTACTTTCCATAATATTCCTTTTTATATAAATATCTAGGAATCTTCTTTTATGTCACCTTCTTGTCTTTCTACGTGTTTCATCTATTAACTCTGAAATACTAGGATGAAACAATAGACGTTGTTTATCCTCTACCGATAAATCATCTAAGAACGGTAATGCATCTAGACGAGCCAAACCTTCACGTTTATATGCTATTATATGACTTCTAATCTCTTCTTCAGTATACCTTTCTCTAGGGGTTGATTCCATTATAAATATCCGTTATCTATTTTACTAGTTTTAATCAATGCGTATATTTTCTTATATCTTTTCATTGATATTCTAATATCTTTTGTCACTAGCCCCGTATAACTTCTAATCGTAGCTAATATTGTATTTTTATTATATTTAGCACCACCGTCTAAATTTTCGAAAATCTCTTCCCAATTATCTAGAATATAAGATAACGCTTCACCAACCTTACGTTCATTTTCAGTCATCTTCTTTTTATTCTCAGTACCTTCTTCCTCTAACTCAACTTTTATTTCATCAGATAAATTTTTGATAAAATCAATTAACCCATAATTGGTATCTGATAGATTATATACATACTCATCTTTTTCATGTATCTTAGATATTGAAGTGTCGAAGTCTGACGTTTGGTTGATATATTTTACGTCTTTAATCATCAGCCCTAATATATAATGTTTACATATGGTTCCATAATAAGAATAAGCTCGTTTACCTTTAGTAACATCATACTTATCCGCTTTAAGGATAAGATATGATGACGTATCGGCATGTAATTCTTCAAATGAATAATTTTTTCTATAAAGTTTATACCTTCTAATTATGGAATCAATCATCGTACTGATTGCAGACCTTAAATGTTCATTATAAATTTTATTTCTAATAATATAATCCTCTTCGTTTAAAAAATCAACAACAGCCTTTTCTTGTTCGGGACCAAAATATAAACCATTTTTTCGTTTACGTCCTCGTTTTTCAGCCATATTAAATTATATTTTCATACGTCAATTCCCTATCGTTAGTGTGGAAATATTCTCTTTTTGCTGTTGCTAACCACCATCTAGCTTCATCTGGTGACATTTCAGTTTTAAGGTTAGAAAATAATGCATTCTCCCTTAAGTTTACATGCTTATACCCTAGTTTAGGTACTATCATAGTTTTAACTGATTTTGCGGTCATTCTTAATAAGAATTCGTACATAAATGTCAATTTGATGTTATTCTTTAACCCACCGAAATCTTCATAAACTTCTTTCATCATTACCATACCATCAAAGTTAAAGTTTTGATACTTTAATAATGAATCATTATCTAACACTCCCATTTCTGCTGAAAATTCAGCAGCCCAAACCGCTTCGTTAGATATTCCTAAAACATCACTTGTTGGACCTTCAGGGGTTTCAACGCTTTCGCTAACATCTAAAATTAGTGGTAAGAAAAGGGTTACATCTTTGTAAGCTTCTCTATATTCAATGACATTTTTAAACCATATTGTTGAAATTTCATCGTCTTGTTCTAGGTATGAAAACCATTTTGTTTTACACATCTTAACCCCGTAGTTCATTTGTGATTGAAAACTCGTATCTTCATTGTGACTTAGGATTGTATGATTAAACCGATTTTCATCTTTAAGGATTTCTTTAAGGGATTTAAGGTCTTTACTACCGTGGCCTACTACAAGCGAAACCATATCTGGCTTTACTATTTGGTTGGCAATACTTTCTAACGCATTTTTAAGTAATGGAACATCCATATTAAAAATTGGAATGATAAGCGTAATATCTGTGTTTTTTTCTGTTTTGCTCATAATTATTCTGCTTTTACTGCTTCTGTTTTTAATAAATTACCTAGCTCATTTCTTCTATTTTGAACTAATAATTCATAAACATCTTTTATTTTATTCTTTTGATTTTCAACAGTATATTGACCCTTAGAATTTTTAACACCTTCTAATAAATCTTCTGGTACTGAATCCTCTAACCATACTTTCATGTACTGTGCTATCAAATTAGGAATTGCCAATGTATTGTTGGTCCAAACTCCATTATTAAGTAATTGAATTTCTTGACCTTCGCTTACATCTTCCATCCATTCAGGAATCAAATTAGGTATTTTTCCAATTACAGTAGTTTCACACTCCATTGCTTCTAATGGGAATGTACCAAATCCAGCAACATCATCTACCCATACAGCTAGACAAGATTCACCTAACACTTTTGCGAATTCCTCTCTAGGTAATCCACGCAACTCTCTAAATGTAATCCATTTGTATAGAGGGTTTTGTAAGTAGAATGATTTTACAATTTTAAGCGCATCACCTTGTTCTCTAGTTAAGATACTAATGATTGGTTTCTTAGGCTTTTCACTAGGCTTGAAGTACTCAGGGATTGATGGTGGTACTATGTGTGTTTTCACACCTCTAAATAATCCTTTTATATAATCCGCTTGATTTTTAGAAGTTGTAATTACTTCACCAAATCCATAATCATGGTCCCATTTTTTACCTAGAGGTAATAACTCTAAAATATAATGGTATGATTGTGAAAATATCACCTTTTTACAAGGGAATGATTTCACTTGCTCCATAACGTTTGAAAAGATTTCAGGAACTATAATGTAATCCAATGTGGTTAAATTTAATTCTTGTTTTTCAATTGAAACGTGTGGCAATGTCATGAATTCCTCACCCATCCAAGTTGCAACACCTGTATAGTCATCTTTTTCGTGTAATATATAAGCGTTATACCCTAACTCTGTTAAAGCTTTAACGTTATCGTAAATTGTTGCTACACTAGCAACTGGATTTCCCTTAGTATCTAAGGTGAAAAAATAAAATCCGAAATCTTTATCATCGATTTTATTTATCATATCCAAAACTTGTTTTCTTTCTTGTTCTTCCATTTTTAATCTGCTATTGGTTTTAAAATTTGATATGCTGTTAATGTGTTAAAAGCTAACTTAAAACCAACTGTCATATCTATTAATTTGTCGCCATCTTCTGTGTTGGCATTACTTATGTCATCAATAAATCCTCTTATAATCTCAAATCTAACACCGTTAATTTCTGACGGTTTTTGAGTTTTATTGCTAATTTCAGTTGTTGAAATTAAATTACCTTTTTCATCTAGAATTTTAGTTATTTGAGTTTCGGTAACCATTCTTTGTTTAAATTGTGGGTCCGAAATTAAGAACTTATCTATAATTTCAAAATCTATATAATATACTTCTCCGAATATTTCAATCATTAGTCTAATATTTTATTTAAAAATTCTTCATTGTCAATTAATTCCATAAGGCTCTCTACAGCATAATCAGCATCTACATCAACATTATATGTTGCATCAACCTTCACTGAAATTTTATCTTCTGGTTTAGCTTCCAACGCTTTTGGGTTGGCTGTAACTAAAACATCAATGTCATCCCATTTTTTAGTGGTATCGGTAACAAACTTAAAGTTGTTTGCTATCAAACCAATCTTGGTAAAGAAAAAGAACGTTGCTGGTATGCTCTTATCAGCCTCTCGACTAATAATTACAACTTCATGCTCTTCATCTGCCATATCACTAATAAACCTATTTAATTTAGTTATTACATTGGTATGTAATTGGTCAGCGTGACCAAAAACTTCTAAGGATGCTTCTGTGTATAAGAATTTATGTAATTCTTCAATGTTATCAAAGTTAAAGTATTTAAGCAAGTCCCACTCTTCAATTGGTCTCTCTTTTAAATCCACTTCATTAAAAAGGTTTTCACCCTTTTTGTATTTGTTGTATGTGTAGGTAAATTGACCTATAAAGTCACGTACTACCTCGTTTAATGTTATTCCTATTCTCATGTTATATATTTAAGTAATATTTTCTTAAAGTAAATCTTTTTTTAATTATTTTTTGAAGGATATTCTTCTTCTGGACTCTTATCTTTATAATTCATAAGGATTTTACTAATAATTGGATTCCTTACGATATCATTTTCATAAAATTCAAAGATACCAACTTCTGCAATATTCGTGTGCTTTCTAATAGCGTCAAACAATCCTGACTGTTCAACATTATTCTTATATTTATCCGATTGGTCTAAATCTCCAGATATTACGTACTTGCTATTATAACCAATACGAGTTAAAAGGGTTTTCATTTGAGATGGTGACATATTTTGAGCCTCTTCCATTATAAGGATGGCATTATCAATTGTTTTACCTCTAATGAACCCTAAAGGTTCAGCGCTAATATCTTCACTTTTCTCAAGTTCAATTCTGGTTGATTTTCCAAGTATCTTATCCACAATATCAATTGATGATGCTAAGAATGGTGCCATCTTTTCTTTTAAGTCACCTGGTAAGAACCCAAGGTTTTCTTCAGCTTCCACCGCTGGCTTCACAATAAGAATTCTATTGTACGAATTAGAAGTGTTTTGTAGTAATTCAATTGCAATTGCGATTGATACGTAACTCTTTCCAGTTCCCGCTGGGCCTGAACAAATTACAACTTCCTTTTCTTTGATTAAATTTGCGTACTCTTTTTGTTTAAGATTTTTACACTTTAACCTAACCTTATTCCCGATTATTTTATTTGCACTTGTTAACTTCTCAACCTTATCATTATTTTTGGTTGATTTAGTTTGGCCGCTTTTCACCATTTTTGGTGGGTTTGTTTTTCTACTTCTTGTCATAAAAAATGTGAACCCTTTTTGGAGCTCACATTAAATATACTAAAACTAATAAATAAATAAATGTTATTTTACCTTTTTATGAAGATATCTTTCTTCTAATTCAGCTAACTTATACTTTTCGAAGATGTTATCTCCATTGACAATTGGCTTAGCAATGAACTTAATCACATACGAACCATTGAATTCTATTATCTTATCGAACTTCTTTATCTCATATTCATATTCTAGACCATCCGCAACGCCTATGGTTTTATCACTAATAAAATTAACCTTGGTGATATCTAACATATCCGTAAATCTTGGGTTTTTAATTGCCCTTTTAATTTCATTTATGAATAACCTACTTTTTCTATTGTACTCATCCACATATGCAGAAACATAAAGCTCTAATAATTTTTCATCATTAGAAATGTTTCGAACCAACATCTTTTTAACATAACCTTCTAATTCAAATTTAGGCCTCAATTCTCGTTGAAAGAATAATGTTTTCTTATCCTTGAACGTTGACATCATATCATCAAATGACATTTCAATGTGTGTGAAGCTAGTCCCAGACATTTCTTGACCTACCAATTCAAACATTTCTTGCTTGGGTGCTGGCCTCGTATCTCCTGAAATATAGTCCGAATCAAATTTATCAAATGCTTCAAAGGTCGATTGGGTTAACGCTTCATTTTTAACCACCATTTCAACTGGGTAATCATCCATATCATCACATATCACTTTATCTAATTTATACTTATCAGCAGTGTAAGTTTCTACAATTGGCATACCATCTTCATCGTAACCCATAATAGTTGCAGTCTTACCTTTAGATTCATTTAGGACCTTATATAATCTCCATCTTAATTCTTTAACGGGTAGCGTCATCTCACCTTTCTTCAGGGCATCTAATATACTACCTTGATTAAGTGTCTGAGACATCCCCTCTACGTCATCTAAGGCATCTTCTTTCTGATGTAGTGCAGATACCTCGGCTTTTGATAAAGCGAAGGCTAAGAGCGCTAATTTTCGTTTAATCCATTTAATCATTTATTTAATTTTTCTAATATATTACAAATATATTTCGAAGCTTTACCATCACCATATGGTGACGAACTATTGACTTCATAATTATTTATATGCTCATAAAATAATGACTTTAAATCACTATAATCTTCAACCATAAAGCTAGTTATATCTACCGATTCTGGTCTTTCAGTTATCTTCCTACAAACTAAACATTTCTTATTGAAAAAAGAACATTCTTCTTGTATTCCACCACTATCCGTAATAACCATTTTACATTTAATTAACATCTCTATTAATTCATTATGAGTTAATGGTTCAATAATATTAACATTAGTTAATAAACCTTTATGTTTTTGAACATTTGGATTTGGGTGTAACGGTAATATAAACTCTAAATTAGGATTGTCAATAGCTAGTTGATTAATTTCAGTAAACCACCCATCTAACGTATCATGATTTTCTCGTCTATGCATCGTAATCAGCACTTTATCCTCATATTCAGAATCGTCTTTATATTTAATTAAATTATCTAAGACTGTGTTACCAACAATATATCTATCACCTAATACATTCTCTTTCCCTAAATTATCGTAATTTAATACAGTTGGACACAAATGAATGGAGGCTATCGTAGAAACAATCTTTCTATTATTTTCTTCTGGGAATGGGTTATCACAGTCACCAGTTCTTAACCCAGCTTCTAAATGAATTACCTTTATTTTTCTATGCATGGAAGCCATCGCTAAACCAACTACCGAAGTGGTATCCCCTTGAACCAATACATGTGTAATACCTTCAAAGCATTCATCTGGAATTGTTAAACAGTTT